ACGGGCCGGGGTTACGTCGTGACGTTGCGACAAAGACGGCGCTACAATTAGGAGGTTTATAAGATGGTTTCATGGACAGTTGCAGGGACGACAGATACCGCAATGACGGCATACATAGCCGAACGATTGGCACAAGACAACGTCACCGTGACCTTAGATCAAGCGGTGATGGAATTGCTCGCAATTGGGGTCAAGATCAAGAACCACGGCGGAGCATTCGGCACGGTATGAAGGTGAGCGAATGGCAAAGATCGAAGTTGAAGATGTGCTGAAGTATTGCAAAAACAAAGACGACGATATAACTAAACGGTGGCGATAGATCCTGCAAACAAAACATCACACAGTTGCGGTCTCCGATGACGATGTAAAGATGATGAACAGCGAGATCAACGGGCGAAAGTTGCATGATTGTGGTTATAATGGCAATGGCGAGTTTGAATGTATATACAACACTGGAACCGTCACAACCGTCACACTCAAAGATCTAATCAAAGACCTAACACCGGCAGAGAAACGTCAACTTCTTGATGATTTACAAATGACGATGCGAGGAGGCGATAGGTAATGAACAAAGATATTCTAACAGAGTGGATCGAGATTCGCGTCCCGCAACACTGCGACATCTGTGGTGAACATAGTCGCAAACTGCGGCTCATTGGCGGCGCAAAGAAACGAGAATGGCTCTGTCCTACGTGTATCACGGAGGCGGAGCATCTACTTCTCAACTCTGACGAGTTCTTAAAGATCCGACTCGATCAAAAGAAAGCCAAGGAAGTGGCAAAGTCGACCGAGGATGCGGACTTAGAGAAGCGGAAAAAGACCGGGATTATCTAAAGGAGGATTCACACATGATCCGCGATTGGGCAACTATATTCTTGACCGAGATAGTAGCAATCATAATCGGCGTGTATATCGCCGCTGTTCTTTATGCGAGGTTCCCGGGATGAGTTTCTTATCACGTCGCAAGCAGTTCAAAGGGATAGGTAGCCAACCGAGAACCGTGGCGTGGACACAGGCGGCAGCCGACTTCCATAATGCACACGATACTTGCGAGATGTGCGGGTCAAAGGAAGGTTCGCTTAATGTTCCTGATGCCAAGTTGGACGGCGCAACCGGAGATCAGTGTCAACTCGAGGCACACGATGTTCTACCGTACCACAAACTCACAACGGCACAACAGAACGACTATGACTTCATCTTGGCGAACTTCATAATGCTGCATCATTTTGAACACCACAGGTTTGCTCATGGTTGCGATCCCGAGTGCTGGCATTATAACCCGAACATACGGCAACTCGCCGCACTGATGCTTGCGGCACGATCGAGTTGTGTTGAGTAGGTGATTGAATGACACTCGCAAAGGATGTTAAACACGGCAAAAAGATCTACAAGATCTACAAGATCGACGACGTTAAACCACTCGGCGACATCAACGACGACAACGGGCCGATCACGTTCACTATAACAACGGACGTCCGCGACAGGGATCGTGACATCGTTGATCCTGCCGGAGTTATGGTCGAGAACTTCACCACAAACCCGGTGATGCAATGGGCGCACAACTACGACGAGATGCCTGTCGGCAAATCTGTATCGCTGGTAGCGACCAAGATCAAGGCAATCAAGGACGGCGCAACAGTTGAACAGAACGCGATACAGGCAAAGGTCGTATTCCAACCTGATACCAATTACCACGAATCTTATGCAGGCATTCGCGGGTCAATGATTCGTCGAATGTATCTGACAGGATTCCTCAATGCCGTCTCAATAGGCTTTGATCCTATGGAATGGGAGGACATCGAGGAAAAGGACGAAGGCAAGAGCGCCATTATCGCATTTAACGACGGAACAAGGTTTACAAAGTGGGATCTATTAGAGTTCTCCGCAGTTCCGGTACCTGCGAACCCGCAAGCATTGATTGACAGGTCAAAGTCGTTCGGTTATGACGAAGCCAAGTCTATGCTCAAGGCGTGGACACCGGAAGCAATCAAGTTCTGTACGGGCGATGATTGCCCCCTCAAGGAATCGAAGTGCGCTCACATCACCGAGATCACGGAGCGGATTCGGGAACGTGAGGAGGCAAAGACATGACAATCACGGACACTGACAAGAGTGATTTACAAACCGCAATCAACAAGGAGAGTTTGTCGGATCTGTCAGCATATCACCGGCGCTTGCATCAATTTGCAGCGCAAGGCAATTTGATGACAGGTTTTACACAGGCCGATATGAATTGGCTTCACTCTCGAGTTGAAACGGCGATGTGTGCGTGGCACAAGAAGGACGACCCGCCGACTAAATGCGCCGATCCTTCTCCTCTAGAATGGAAAAAAGGATTCGGCGGAACGGAGGCAAGTATGAGCGAACAAGAAACGAAAGTATATGAGGATAAGATCGCCGGACTCGAGGCGACGATCGCCGAACTTAAAGCAGGGCGCGTCCTGAGTGCGGCGAACGAAGGCGATCTTAGGGACGCAGTAGCGGCACACAACTCCGGCGTCAAATTGACGAACGGGGTATTGAACCAAGTGACAGGTACACCCGGACCGGGCGGGCCGGGATCGAAACCAAATCAAGGCGACAATCCTGCGCCGAATCCCGACGCGGGAGATGCGACACCGGCATCAGGCACGAACGCGGCGTCGCCCGATGAAACAAAGGGCGAGATTGCTACTGTCCCCGCAGTAGTGACAGAGAACACGGAACCGATTGTCGTCGAGACTGATAAAGGGGAATCTGATGATGACATTATAGTCGTCGATGAGGATGAGTTGCGGGCCGTTCTACAAGGCGAGGGCGGCGAAGTAAAAGACGAATCTGACGACGAGATTGTTGTTGTTGACGAGGACGAACTACGAGCAGTCCTTGAAGGCAACGGCGCGGAGGCATAACATGGGCGAAATACGAATGACTCGTTCTCAGTTGAACGATCTCATGGGCAAAGATGGGATCAAACGAGAGACGAAGTACACACGGCAACAGCTTCAAGATATGTTCTTGAAGCGAACTGGACAAACAAAAGACGAACTCAAGGGTCAAACCCATGAGGCAATTGACCGACAGAACCTTGCGATCCGCACGGCACTCGCAGGCGAGGAACAGTATGCGGAAGCAAACAAGTTTGAAAAGGTCGATCCACTTGGCGGACTTATAATCGCATACGCGAACGCCAAGGGTAACGTCAGGGATGCTCACTTTTGGGCGCAGCGGAAGTTTGGTGACAAATCCAAGATCACCAAGGCGCTCGAGGTTGCCATTCCAACCGCAGGCGGCATGATGGTTCCCGAGATACTCTCGGACGAAGTGATTGAACTCTTGCTTGCCGCGACGGTCATGCGATCAATGGGATGCACGATCATGCCTCTTGTCAACGGACAACTGAGCATCACACGGCAAACCGGCGGCGCAACGGCAGCGTATCTCAGCGAAGGCGGGAACATCACCTACTCGCAGCTACAAGTCGGACAGATTAACCTACAAGGTCACAAACTCGGAGCAATCACGGCGATCTCAACTGATCTCCTTGACTTCTCACAACCGAACGTTGACCAAATGGTTCGCAACGACATCGTAAAACAAATGGCATTGAGAGAAGATCTTGCATTCATCGAAGGTAACGGCGCACTCGCCACACCTGTCGGAATGCGGAATCAGATGACTGCGGCAAATGCAATCGCAATGACCGCAACTCCATCGGCAGTAACGGCAACAACCGACGCCGCGAGAATGGAGACAGTTCTCGACAACGCCAACGTACCCAACACAAAGCGAGGTTGGATAATGCGGCCGTCAAACAAGAACTGGCTCGCACAAGTGAGGGAAGCAACAGGCATGCTCGCGTTCCCAACAGTACAGGCGAACAACACATTTTGGGGACACCCAATCGCAACCACGACTCAACTGAGCATGGACGCACCGACAACGAACTACATCTATCTTGCCGAGTTCCCCGAGATGATTATCGGCGATGCCATGACGATGAGAATCGACGCTTCGACCGAGGCCGCTTACGATATGAGCGGAACCTTACTCTCGCCATTCAGCAGAGACGAGGCAGTTATTCGTGCGATTCAAATGCACGACTTCGGAATGCGACATCCCGCATCCGCCGCTGCATTAACCGGCGTGACATGGGGCAACGTCTAATCGAATGGCGTTATCAAACGGAGGAAGTAACATGGCATGGAAAAGTGGAATGATTGGACAGGCGAGGATCAAGCAGCCCGAGAGCGGCCCGGTGACACTCACCGCGTCCGGCGCCGGTTCAACGATCACCTCAACACCGACGGCATACGCAATCGGAACCAACAAGGCGTTTAACGCAGTCAGGGCGATATTCCCGTTCATTAAAACGGGAGGCGGCGGCGCGGTTGCAGTTCAACTCGAGTTGCAGTCCGACAGCGGGACATCGAACGCATATCAGAGTGTCTCGTTGCCTTCGTATGTTGCAGGCACGGCGAACGCTCCAACGATCACGCCTGTCGGCACGGATGCGGCACATGGATACGTCGCCACGACAGGGCCGGGTGTTGTTGAAGCAATGTGGGATCTTGACAATGTCAAGGTCAACGCGAACCTCAAGATAAAGATCTCGGCAACGTTCGTCGCCGCGTCAGTTGATGCAGTGGTCGGAACACCTTTGCTCGAGTTCTTCAACGCTCGAGAGGAACCACCTACGTCGACAACCGAGGCAACGTCAGCATAAGGGGACAATAGTCCCCGCTCCTTTTTTAAAAGGAGGTCAAAATGCAATTAGTCAGATTTCTAAAGGAATATAACGGTCACACAAGCGGCTCGTATCAATGGTACGACGAAGTTATGGCGGGCAACTTGATTAAAGGCGGCACAGCGGTCGACGCAACCAAAGAATACCTCAAGGCAGTTAATCCAATGAAAGAAGAGGAAGTCGAGGAAGTAAAGGCAATGAAGGCAGTTGACGCACCAAAGAAAAACAAAATGGTTCGTTCACCTGTTAAAAAGAAGTGATGCGTCATGCCCGGAACTTCATCACGAACAACACTCGGGCCGAATTGCGTCGACACGGAACAGATCTTTGACGGCGCGGTAACTGCCCCGAAGTTAGATCCAAGTATAGTCGGCGTTCTCCCGTTGATAGTAACAACGGCACAGCGAAAGGCGCTCACACCGACGACAGGGCAACAGGTCTACGACACGACGCTTAATCAGCCAGTTTGGTATAACGGCACGGCATGGACTGACGCAACCGGAACGCCACTCGTCGGGGGATAATGCCCGAGACTCAGTATATCAAACCGCAAGAACGCGGCGGCATTGGATATGAGTATGAGGTATTTGACCCAAAGGTCATCATTAAAAACAATACTCACCCATTCCCGCATGAGTACCACAATTGCTCAACGTGCAAGCGTTCAAGTTGTCAAACAACGCAGCCGCGAGGAGTACAATCGTGGTGCGGGTTTAAGATGAAGTGGCAAATGGAGCGCAAGGATCTATTTGACAACGGTTGTCCGGCACACCTTCGCAAGATCCCAAGGGCGGACATCTAAAAGGAGAAATTAACATGGTTGGAACTATGTATGAAGGCGGGCCGCTGAGAATGGTCGGACATCCGACGGAGCGAATCAATTGGCTCACGGACACGATCAAACTCGCACTCGCTAAATCATCAACGAACTCGCCGACGTATGTCCCGAGTAACGAGACTGAGACCAGTTATACCACGATCGCGGCGGCAATGGAGACGACCAACGGCGCGGGCGCAGGTTACACGGCAGGCGGACAAGCGGTCGCAACGCCAACACTCGGGATGATAACGGATTCTGATGACGGGTTACGCTATCTCAAATACAACGGGACAGCACCGGCCCCGTGGACATCATCGACGTTTGTGACTGAGGGCGGCGTGGTCTACGACTTCACGGCGACAAACAAGCCGCTGATATGTTATCTTGACTTCGGAGTTGAGAAAGACGTCACTGCCGGAACTCTGACGGTTGTATTCGATGCGAATGGAATCTGTCGACTGAAAGTAGTTTAATCGGAGATACGAATCGTGGCTCTTGCTATTTACTACACGTTCGCAGCGGACTCGGAGACCATAACAAACTATGGCAGCGGCGGCCCGAGTGGCAACGGTGGAGCAAATTTCTCCGGTTGGCACGCGACCAACGCCAACGGTGCGCCTTATCCTTATTACGGGCCGTTCTCAGCGGGCGGCGACGCGATTGTAGTTGCGAGCACCGACTACAACACCGCAGGCACGGGCGCATTCGTTCACTCTTGGGAGATCGGCTTCTACTATAATGGCGCAGGTGTCAACGGAACAATCTCCAAGATCTACGACAAGGCATGGGGCGCATACTCGATCTATATCCAAAACGGGTATATCCTATTCCTCCGTGCTGGCGCGTCCGCCGGGTCATCGGTCTATTGGTCATCGAACCGGGCGCTCACCGCGGGCAAGACCTACTACATCCAAGTTTCGGTAAACATCCCCGCGAATCCGCAGTCGTGCGCCGCTAGTAACGTGAGCATTTGGGTTGGGGCGACTCCATCGGGCGGCACGCCTGTCGCACCAACGGCCACGTCGGTCGCAATGACAAAGAACTGCTCCGATTCATCGTGGCATAACACCGACTCCGGGTATCAGGCAGCGATTGGCAACTGTTCCGCAGGATGCACGAATTACAACATAAACTTTGATTTGATTGTGTACCGCGAGTACAGCGCCGAGGCTAAGAATTGGGCGTCGTTCTCGGACTTCGCAGCGGATTCCGTTCGATGGAATCCTTCGGTCGCAACAACGATCTCGGCCACTCCAAACACACTGACACCAATCCTCGGTCAGATCTACGAAGTCACCGGCACACTCCAAACAACGGCAGGCGTTAAACTCGCAGGCAAAGCACTCAACGTTTGGTACACGACCGACGAGGAGACATGGCATGCGGAGGTTGGGTATTGCACGACCGACGCAAACGGCAATTATTCGTACGAACAAACGGCCATCGCACTCGAGGACGAGTATGTTGTCTTTCCCGGTGACACCGGCCACGGAAGTTCAACGAGTACGATCTTTAAGAGTCGTGGACAGAAGATGCCGATGAGTATCACGATGTCCGCGAGCACCACGACTCCGGCGGTCGGCTCACTGTTTGGACTCTCCGGCGTGTTAAGCGGAATGGGTGTCGGCCTCGACTCGGCAAGCATCAGATTATGGACAGGAACGTCTCAGTCCGGGCCGTGGACTCCGTCAGGTGGGGCGATCGCCGCAACGACTGACCCGAGCGGTGAATATACGATTGATGTCACTGCGGTCGCGGGCGTGACGTGGTACGGGGTCAGTTATGACGGCGATGCGACACACCTTACATGCTCATGTTCACCGACTGCAATTGCGATCACAGGCGCGAGTGTTAGTCAAACAGTGAATGCGATCTCTCCTCCCGATATGGCGATAGCAACTTTGCCACTCGGGACTGCGGGCGCGTGGATAGCATTGCCAGCGGTCGTGCCTGCAATGGAAGCAACGGCGGGGGCAAACCCGACAATAACGATCGGTTTTACCGTCACGACGACCGTCGTGGGAATGGAGATCGATACTGTCATCGTATATTGCGATGTCATGCACCTCTATGAGTTTGTATTCCCGGCAGTTGCGACAGGCAACGAGTTCACAGCGAGACCGCTGATCGTCAGTCAACTTAGCACGCACGTCAACACTGAGGTCGTCGGCGATTGCGTCGTCGAGACAGAGAACTACACAAGCGTGCAACAATCGGAGACGGCGACGACAACTGTTGTCCCGGCGATGGAGGCGGAAGTTTGCGACGCTTACGGCGTGATTGCCTATAATAAAGTCCTCGACTTTGACGTCGTGGTCATAGATGAGGCCGATGTCGCAACGTATGTGATCGACAGTGAGGATCTCACGGGTATCGTGACCGATTCAATTGATATTGTTGGGGAGGTAGCAACCGAATGAGCATAGGCTATAAAGTGACGGAAGTGGACAGCGGCGGCTTACCAATTACAACGCCGATGGCCGCAACGCCGACCGGCGTGGATATTAACATCGATGAGCGGGCATCGCTGACGGTGAACATCCATTTGTTCACACCTGCCGGAGATCCCCGAGACATCACTGATTATGATATTACGTGGAATGCCACGTTCAACGGGGACATACTGATACCTAAAAGCACCGATGCCGGGAACATCACTCTCGCCGACCCGGTCAACGGGATAATCAACACGTTCAGCATATCATTCTTACCGACTGACACGCCGTTGCCGGACACTAAGACGATCGGCGTGCCGATCATCTATGACCACGAAGGACGACTGACGTATACAAGTCAGTCATGGATTGGGATACGAGGGCGGTTGTTTATCATGCCGTCACAAACATAGGAGGAATAAAAAGATGACAGGGAATCCGGGAGACGCAGGGTATGATCCAAACACTCAAGGAGTGCCAGTTAATATCGTAGCGGGCGGCAGCGGCGGCGGCAGCGGCGGCGCGGTGTCACTCTTGTCAACTGATCCGGGCCTCGTCGCTCTTGCAAATACAATCACAGCCGCAGTAGTCGCAATTCCGGGCTTTAACGGTAGCGTAACGGACGCAGTACTTGAAGCCACGGTAGACCAGCTTGCTCATTTCATAGCGGTTGCTCAAGTAGGGTCAACAACGGTTTACAGTGGTCAAATTGGTTCCGTAGCCGCATACGGGTCAGCTACAACAAACGGTGCGGCGATGACGACACAAACATGTTCAGAGGTAACAATCCAAGCACCGGTGGCAAACACAGTCACGGTTCTTTTTGGCACCTCGCCATCAACATGCTATATGGAATTAGTGGCGGGACGCGATTATACGATTGCCGTTTCAAACGTTAACAAGATTTTCATTAAGAGTTCAACTTCAGACACGACTCCAATGGTGAATTGGATTGCGAGGGCATAAATGAAAACACAGGGATTTGGGGCGCGTATATGTCCTACCGTTGCTCCGGCAGGTGGGGGCTGGACATGGCCGACGTGTTGGCCGACTATTACGGATTGTGCGGCAGGTAATATTGAGCTGGTAGTAAGCGACTTAGGGGAAGCCACGTATGCATTTAGCGCTACGACGAACTCAGGAACGTGGTCGATTACGTGGGGCGACGGCACAACGACGTCAGGGTTAGCAAGTGGCGCGACGGCTCCAACAACACAACACACCTATAGCATCGGCGCAAGCGCAGGCGTGGCGTTGACGTCAACTCAAGCTTGTGCAGAAGTCACGATACAAGCGCCCACCACAAACACCGTTATAGTGTTGTTCGGTTCGTCGGCCTCAACGTGCGTGATGCAGCTCGCTCCGGGGAGAGATTTCACCATACCCGCATCGAACGTCAACAAAATCTTTGTGATGAGTTCAACGGCGGATACAACTCCTGTAGTTAACTGGCTTGCGAGGGCGTAAACGATGCGCGCTCACAGTTTTGGCCAGACAGGCTACCCGTTTCAAAACGCGCACGTTAACCTCGCAAACTGCTTAGTCAATTTGCAGGATTGGCCGTCGGCAGGAACAGTAATTCCGAACGAAACGCCGAACTATCCTACATACGACGCCATACCCCACGCGAACCGTTACGTGCTCCAATCGACCGGCGCATCATCGTTCACCAACGACGGAGCCACCGATGGCATACGAATACCAGGCCAGACCGCTCCAGTCGAGAACATCGCAAACATCACGGTCGAGATAGGAGTATACCTCACCTCGCGCTCTGACTACACGTACTTACTCTCGAAAGGCGGTGCAAGTTCGGCAGGCTGGTGTCTCGCGCTATACCCAACAAATACACTCAGCCTTATACGCTTTGACAATAACGGCACATCACACATCAACTGGATAATGCCGAACGGCAGCTTTACCGCAGGCAACTTTTATGACATACAGTTCACGCAGGCGCTTGGTGTGTTCGGAACAGCACCAGTTGTCCATATAAACGGCGTACCACAAACACCTACAATGGCAAACACCGGCTCGGCCTCAACCTACCACACCGACGCATCGTATGATTTCATAATCGGAAACAATGACTGGCTGGGTAGTGGTGGCCCAAGTATAACCGTTTACTTCGCACGCATCTACAACGCAATACTGAGCACCGCGACGTTGTTAACTAACTTCCTCGCAGACAGGTGGAGATTCGGGCAGGTGTTCTAACCGTGGCAATTGAGAATGTAGAGTATAGTGTGCCGTTTACGTGGAACGGCATGGATTGGGTGATGCACACGGAGCAGATCAGCGGAGCATATATCGATACAACAACGGACTCCCTTCACCTGTTTATATTACTTGACCCGACGGGAAGTTCTACCGGCGGCCCGTATTGGCCATGGGTCGATCTAATATCCGCCGCACCCGTTCACTATGGCACGTTTCAATGCACAATGACCACGGACATATCGGCGATGATACTCGGAACGGCCGCCGGATTTGCCCCGGGGATGCCAAATCTAGCGTTTGCTATGTACGTTTGTGATGAAAATGTAAAACCGTTCCGTGGCGAGATTGGTATCGAACCATGTCAATGGGGCGATCCTACGTCCGAACCTATGTCATGGCTGGAGAATTCGCCGACCGACCCCGCATCTTTGGTCGGGAGAATAATGAGACCTTATGTTGCCGGGCCGAACGTGACGCACACGCTGACATGGGACTCTTCGTATGTCAAATGGGAGGCAGACGGCGGACTCTCCGGCCATGTTGAGAAGACATACTATAATGATACTACATGCACGTCACCAAAAGACACGGATGGCATGTTCGTGCGGCTGATGCTAAGCAATACACTCAACGGCGGGGATTTTCCCCCGGGACTATCGCAGGTCGAAGTAGTGCTAAGTAGTTTCATATATACGCCGAACCCTTTAACGTGGGGCGGCACACTGTCCCCGAACAAGACGGTTTATCAGGACGCGGATGACCAGCTTCTTTTCGTCATAACTGATGACAACGGAGTCGCCCGCGACATAAGCACCGCGACGTTCAACTTTACGGCGTACCACAATGTAACAGGTGACGTGCTGCAAAAAACACTCGGGTCGGGTCTCGCATTCGGGACGCCATCAAAAGGGCAGATCGCGGTCTTATTCTCTGCATCGGAGATGACAATTCCGGCGTTCATCTATGAGTATATATTGGAGATGACGATCACCGTCGCGGGCGTCACGACGACGAGCATCGAGGCGACCGGCTACCTCACCGTTGAGCCGAACCGGATTCTCGAGGAGACAGCATGAGATGTAATATCCAAACGATCACGCCGCCCGAGAAGTTCCCCGTCGCCCGGGCGGAGATGCTCAACTTCCTCCACATCGACGGCACGAATCCCGATATGATCGAGGACATCGTGTTCGTTGAGGATCTTATCTATGCAGCGACAGAGGCGATCGGTGACTACACGGGCCGGGCATTCATCACACAAACACTCAAGATGATTATGACGCCGACGATTAAACCGTTGATGCAAGCAGGACTCACGACATGGGCGTATGAGGGGTTCCCGCCGGTGATCCCAATATGGCGACCGCCGTGCCAACAAGTGCTCGACATATCGGTCGTCGATCAAGAGGGCGTCTTACATTCAGTTATCCCGAGCACCTACAACATTAATACGGGCTTAGAACCGGCGCTTATTCGTTTGAATTACGGCGCATGGTGGCCGTATTACTTGCACGGTTGGTATCAGATCACATTTATCGCGGGATATGGCGACAACGCGAAAGATGTTCCGGCTCAGATCAGAAACGCAATCCGCATAACCGTCGCTCAATGGTATGCCTCTCGAGAGAACTTAGATTATACGTTGCCAACGCAGGCAGTCGACTTAGTGGATGACTATGCGATCAGCGTCGGCGATTTGACCGGAGTGTGATATGCCTTTTCCTAAAATGAATTGGACTGTACAAAACCCGGGCCTTGCGAACAACTATGTCGCACAGCGCAACAAGGTTCGAATCCGACAACCAAAAGGCACGGTCGACGCCGCGAGAGCCACGCCGCCCGACTTCGAGGATTATCTTGTTGGCAACGGGAACGGTCTTTATGCAGAGATCCAACAACCAACGCCGCAGGATGCGATTCTCGCATTTGAACAGAACGTGAGGATAACGCACTCGATCAAGGTGCGCTATGATTCGAGGATCAAAGAAGATATGCAGGTATCATGGGTTTGGAAGGGCGTCACGCACTATGCTCGTATTCACAGTATCACCGACGTCGAATATCGCCACATTTGGTATCTGCTCAGTTGCGTCGAGCAAACAACACAGGCGGAGGCGTATCAATAGTGGTCGCAACGCAACAAGGCGGCATGGGCAAGATGACCTATTCGGTCAGCGGCGTGCCGGAACTACAAGCGAAGTTTGCAGCGGCCCCGGCAAAGATCCGAATCAAGATAATGGCGGATCTAAACAAATACGGCGTCGTTATTGCCTCGGCACTCCGCGCAAAAGCACCGAAGGATCAAGGCAACTTGCGGGCCGGGATTCACTCTGACCCAATGCTCGCCGCGGGCGACCTTGCAGTCATCACGATCCGCGGAAGTGCATCATACACGATGGCAGTCGACAAAGGAACCGCACCACACTTCCCGCCGTCGGCCGCGCTGGTAGGATGGGCGACACGGCATCCAATGGCCGGAGTCTCACCACAACAGAGCGCATTCCTAATCGCACGGGCAATCTCAAAGCGCGGAACAAGAGCACAGGACTTTATTGACCCGGTACTACTCCCGGCAGAGCGCGAGGTTGCATCGGTTATCAACAAGTCGCTCGGACAGGTGACACTATGACGCTGATCGCTAAAAAGACGGCGCAATGGGAACTGCGGGTAATGCTCGCCACGCTCTTAAACGGCACGATTCAGTTCACCAAGAACGGAGCCTCGTCAGTTGTCCCGGTATTCGAGACGATCCCGAAAGGGATGCCGCTCCCGTATGTATGCCTTGGCGATTGCACAGCGACGAACGAGGAGACCAAACAGGCGTTCATTGATGACTATATCATCGAGATCTATGTGTTCACCGACTATGGCGGAACGATGGACAACCTATCGATCCTCAATGTGGTCTATCAGGTGTTATCAACAGCTTACAACACGGGCGAATTGAATTTCACGCCGCCTTGTGATTTTAACATCGGCATGTTTTGGTTCGGAGCCGAGGAGACACGGCTGCTTGCAGAGGAAGGACTCGCAAAGCGTGTCAAAGAGGAGCTCGAGCAATCTAAAATCGAGTTACAGTTTAGGATTGAACAGGTGCGATAAACCGGGAGGTGCGTTGCATGGCAAAAAAGAAAGATACTGAGAACGCGAAACGGGCCGAGCCACAGAGCGATATGGAGACGCTTTACTATGAGGTCGGCAACCGGCTCGTAGATGAGGGAATTAATGTCAATGTGGACACACTCCCGAAAGTCGAAATAGATAATTTCGGAATGGCGATGATCCCGCAAACAGTGTTCTCGCCGCCTGACTTCCCGCCGTGGACTTTCACGGTGCGGATGACTTGTGTCGTAGCAAAAGGCTATGAGACAAAGACAAGGCTCGAGATCTTAAAGAACGCGGTGAGAGCAGCATTGATGAAAGAACCTCTTGCGATTCGGAACTTCACCGTTTCGGCGGTCGTAGTCAACGAACACAACACAAGAGAGGTCGGAGTTCGGAAGTCGGAACTCACGGTCGCAATAAAGGTCGAACATAAACAAAGGAAGTGATAGAAAGATGGCAGTACCTACATGCTATCCGGCAAGCTTCGAGAACGGAATGGTGACGAGGTTCTACGTCGACGCCAATCTAAGCGGAGCTTCGTCTTGGGTATCGATTGGGGGCGAAACGACCTCCAAGATGAGCGTTAAACCTGCAACCGCCGACGCAACGAACAAAGACAGCGCGGCAGGGTTGGCAATAGCGGTCGGTTACGATTGGTCAGTGACCCTTGATTGTCAATGGAACCTTACTGACCCCGGTCAAATGCTAGTGCGGAACATGCCTCTCGCTCTCGAGATGCGGCGTGTATCTTGGAAGCCTAACGGATCGTCCGTCGGTTATTACGGATACTCGACGATCGGGTGGGACAGCGACGCAACGAACCGAGCCGTGACCAAACTGAGCCTCACCGTGACAGGCTGCGGAATCCTGCAATATGCGTAATCGGAGGCGTTGAAAAATGGCAGCGACAGTTTATACGCCTCAAGTGATGAGCCTTACCGGGCTCGATCTGACCGCGTTGCTTGCCGCAGGGCAAACGCCCGGAGGACTGACCGGAGACTCGTTCGTCAACACTGGCCGCGAGTTCTTTGTGCATATCAACGGCACGGCATCACCGCACACGGTCACGTTCTCGGAGGGTCAGTGTTCTTATGGAGTCGAGCACGACAACCTCGAGACGACCGTGGCAAATGACGCCAAGGCATACGGGCCGTTCGATCCCGCTGCCTTTGGGACTTCAATCCCGGTCGCATTCGACTCGATAACGAACATCAAGGTCTTGGTCATACAGGTTCCGACGGTGTAAGGAGTGAAATAAGATGGTAGATCCAAATATTATAACTCCGCAAGTATCGACGATTGTCGACACCGGAGCACACGTTCCGCCACAGCCCCCCACAACGGGATTAAACCTGACGTGGTACACGCTGATTGCGGCGGACTTTGCGAACGGGATCTCGTTCCCCAATACGGGCCGTGAGGCGTTGCTTGTTCGGAGCACTTCGTCCTCAGTTGTGACCGTGACCGCGCAATGCGGGACGGCTTGCAGCCAAGGATATAAGTCCCCGCAGCACGACGTCATCGGTTCGCTCGCAGCGGGCAACGTGACGCCAACATTTAAGAGTCTCGGGCCGTTTCAGAAGTCCCGGTATAACCAAACAGTAGGTTCGATAGCGCCTGCGGCAAATAGCGTCCTTGTCAACTTCGCAGGCGACACGGCAAACGTTCAGATCGCAGTATTGTCGACCCCGTTGATCGGGGATTAAAGGAGTATAATAAAGAATCGTTATGGCGAATCCTCATAAAGGCGAGGTCGCGGTCGATTTCCATAAGTCAATCGCGGCGAAATTGATTAAACCGAAAGATCATCGGACTGTCTACCTCAAGTTAGATTATAACGCGATGGCCGATGCGGAGTTGCAGTTCCGCGGGAACGAATCGTTGCTTGCAGTTCTAAACAAGAGCGGCGGTGAACATCCCGAGAACGTCAGCTTCCATGATATGCGAGTGCTCTTAGCGTTCGCACTCCGACCGCAGTTCGGCGGGATGACAACGACCCTCGCGGGCAAGATCCTCAATGTTGAGGACTTTGGATACATCATCGAAAAGGTAGGCGAAGCAATCGGTCTTGCATTTGAAGGCACGATCGCGGGCAACGTCAAAGAGGACGGTGATGAGTTTCAGCACCCGCTCGACGAAGTCGAAGGTCTTGAGGAAGGTGAGGAAGCAGACGAAAAAAACTGAGCTCCTTTAAATGGGACGAGATACTCTCAGTTGGCCTCGGCGTTCTGAATCTCTCATACGACGAGATCTTTGCGCTGACGCCATATCAATTTCGGCAAATGTTCCTTGGATGGCAGGATAGAGAACGACATGAAGCTATAAAACGGGCGGAACTCTATGCGACCCTTCACAACGTCAATCGTTGGGATGAGAAGCAAGAGCCGATGCGAATTGAGGATATACTCCCGTGGTATCTCGATTATATCAAGGGCAAGGGAGTCAGTCGGCAACACTATTATGAAGAGCCGCAGTTCACCCCGCAACCGTTGGCCGTTGACATCGTTCCCGAGGAGTTGTTACTTCAAACGACAAGGTCACTCCTCGAGCAGTGGGGCCATGATCCTGACACGACTTCGCCGGAGTCTCCCGAGTGGGAGGAAGCGAATCGAGTCGCTCGACTATGTTGTGGCACTGACCTCACAGGCGAAGGCGGCATGGTCGTCGGACAAGGTGTCGTGATATACAAGGCGGACAAATCGGTTTGGGGCGAAGCTGGCAAACCGCCATGGGAAGTTGAGGACGAGAAAGCAGCGAAGGCAAGAGGCGAATAATGACAATTGGTTCGGTAGGATCTGACATAATTGTCAAGATCGGCGCTGATATGTCAGGTTTGAGCAGTGGGTTCAAACAGGCAGAGTCGGACGCAGGCGGCTTTGAGAGCAATCTTAAAAGCCACGCCGCGACACTAAGCAGCGTCGGAACCGGAATGACTGCCGCTGTCACTGTGCCCCTTGTCGCCATTGGCGCATTTGCAGTTAAAAGTGCAATGACCGTCGACAGCGCATTCTCCACGATGGCGAAGTCGACAGGACTGCAAGGGACGCAACTCACAAGTCTCGAAGGAAGTTGGAAGTCCGTTTATGCGTCCGTCCCGGTCAGTGCTGACACCTTAACGAGTGTCATTGACAAACTCAACAACTCTCTCCACCTCCAAGGCCCGGCGATGACTGAGGCCGCGACCTCGATGGTCAACTATGCCAAGGTGACGGGGACGGATGCCGCGTCCGACACGGACACATTCACGAAGGCGTTGTCAGGCGCGAACATGGGCCTTGCGGCAATACACGCGCCGCTCATGACTATTCCACAACTCACCGACATGATGACCGTTGGATTCCAAAAGACCGGCGTGTCAATCAGTGACATCGCCCCGGCGTTTGACAAAGGCACGGCGGCAATGTCGGCCATGGGTATGACCGTCCCGGCTCAGATCGCACTCCTCGATGGAATGACGCAGTCAGGATTAAAGGCGAGACAGATCGTTCCGATATTGACCGCAGTAGGCCCGGCAGCGAAGGCGGCAGGTGAAAGCTCAAGCGATTTTTGGAATCACATGGTCACGGACGCAAAGGAAGGCGGAAAATACACTGACGCCGAGTCGAAACTACTCGGCAAGAACGCCACGATGTTCACCGCCGCGGGCGTGGCGGGCAAACTAAGCAACGATCAATTGACGGCGTCGATTGCGAACAGCACAGGCGCGACCGCGAAAGCGGCGGAGGCGGCGCAAACGTTGAGCGAGAAGTTTGAACTATTGAAACAGAAGGCGACGCTCGCGTTCGCCCCGATCGGTGAGGCACTTATCGCGATGGCAATGCAACTGATGAACCTCTTTATGCCTCT